TTATTGTCTCTCAGGAACAAATCTAAGTATTGTTGCTTCAGAATGTTGATAGTTCTCTTGTCGTCGTTGAGAGCAATTTCGTGTTGAAGATATGAAACCGACTTGATACGACTTTCGGTCTTTAATGCACCACCATCAAGGAAAGTTACAGAATAGTCAGAATCTACCCAATACCCTTCTGGTTGAATTAATCTACCTTGTCCATCAAAAATCTTTAAAGTCTCGTAGTGGTGAATGTTTGCAAGTTCCTGTTCAGTATACTTATCAGACAAATAATTGAACAAGTCGGTATTTGACATTGGCCAATCATCTCTGATATTGATGATGTTGTTTGTGATAAGAACTACCCAATCTAGTGTTGAATCACCATAAAAGAGTTCTGCTACATTGTCAGGTCTCTCGTCTCCTTGAATTGAGTATTTTTCAAAAGCGACATATGAATTGAGAATATCTTCTCGAATGACAGATCTTCTAAAGATGTTTTTAACTCTAGAATAGTCGTAAATCGAGTTTCTGTCGTTGGATAAAGATGGATACTCTAAATCCGAAAACTGTCTGAAGTATGCGTTTCTTTGGGGATCGTATGCCATATCAGTAACCTACGTCGTCTCCGCCTTTTTCTTGATCAACATCATATACTGGTTTCAATTCAGTGAACTGTAAGTTCATCACAACCGCAATTGGATGTGAATCATCATATGCAGCCCAATAACCATCGGGTGCATAATCAACGGTGATTGTTCTCAAAGCCATCTGATGAAATTTATTCATCTTTGATGTACTATATTCTAATTTGAAAACATCAGGTGTTCCGAGTAACGCTTGATTTTCGTATTTCGGTGCAGCACCTTGTTTGAACCATTTGATGATTCTACGAATTTCTGCACCTTCTGATTTACTTCTCGCAACCATCAAAAATTGAAAACCAAAGTCTCTTAATACTGGCCCTTGGAACAAGAGTTCAGCATTAGGGTTTGCAATTCTTCCAGTCGCTCTTGCAAGTAGTTCATCTGGATTTACGGTGATACCAAATGTTTTCAATGCGGAAGATGCTCCGACTGAACCCATCACTGCAGCAGCTCCCGCACCATTTTTGACTAAAAACTTAGCTGCGTCACCCAAAGCACTTTGACTTCCTTTTATTGCATTCCCCAAATTATCAAAAGTAGTTGTGCTCTCCAATTGCTTCGCCAAATCTACCATTCCTTTGAATCCTGCAGCTGCGGCAACACCAAAAATATTTAAATCACTATCACCCCACTCCGCGCCGTTCGAGTCACTCACCTTGGGCATTGGAAGAATTACAGTTCCTCCATATTTACCTGCTTTATCTTCGGCAATACTATTTTTAAAACTAGAGTTTTGTTCACTCATATTCACACCAGTTCTCTGGTATTGATACTTTGTGAATTTGATGTAGTCTTGTTTTAAATCAATATCTAGAGGATATGCAGATACGGTTGGAATTGAGTTGATTGAACCAGAAGATCCTGCAGAAGAAGATGATTGTGAAGTTCTGGTTCTACTACGATTAATTGCGGATGGAGAAGCAAATTGTGTTGGACTTCCAATTGTACTTGGATTTGCAACCACTCCACTAGAGTAAAACAAGTTATTCGAACTTTCAATGGACTTAGGATCTACTGAAGTGTTTAATTCCTTCCCTCTTTCACTCAGATAGAATGCTTGAGATACTTCATCTGGAGAAGCTTCGGTAGGTAGTCCTGAAGTCGCTTTGAATTGATTCCAAATTATCTTCGTCTCTTCAGCATTAATGACAGTGTTCCACTGAGGATCGGTAGGGTCTAGGATTTTACCATCTGCGTAGACCCCTTTAATCTTCAGGTCATTATCCAGAGCAAAGACATAAGAAGCCGCTGAACCAGAAATAGTATAGGATTTGCTCTTGCTAGCTGCCATTAATTTTTACTGTAAACTTTATGTTTAGGAACAACAATGCCACGCATATCAACAAATCTTTCAGTGGGTAATTGTGCTACTTCAGACCACTCCTTTTCTGGTATTTTATAAAGCATTCCCCGTACTCCAGAATATCGATACTTGTGTAAGGTTCTGGGAGGAACAGCAACTGCACCTTGCGCTGAATTATTTAGCAGACTTTTTGCGAGTTCATCTCTTCTTTGAAGTTTAACATAGTGAAGATTGCATCCCAAAAATCCATCTTGTTTTAATTCAATCACATAAACCAAAGGGTACATATCATAATAAGGTAGATTTTGAGTAATGGGATTGTAAGTAAAGAAGAATAATTGACCAGCTTCAAATCCAGATGTGTCAGACGCATCATCATTCAGATTGGGTGATTTAAGTTGTTCCAATAACTGCGAACGAAACCATTCACCACTTCTACTTTTACCACCAACTTTTTTCTGAATGTTAGTTAAAATACTCATATCCCGAGTTCCTTCTCTGTCATTATTCTGAATTCTAGTTTCCTATCTGCACAAAACTCTCTTGCAGCTTTCCACTTTGCTTGGTTTCTGACATAATTTGTAGTTTCAGTAATTAAGGTTTTTCTTGATTTACCCTTTGTCACCACTGGTTCTACTGTTTCTCTCATTGGTTTCACTTCAATCACAGACCTACGAATGTTCCCGTCCTTATCCTTATATTTGATAAAGAAGTCTGGAAAATATCTACGAACTTTTCTCGTGGTTGGGTCGTGATATGGAATGAAAAACTCTTCAGAGGCCCATTCCATAACATTCTCATTCAGGTCACAGTACACCATCATTTTTCTCTCCCAGAGAGAACGATAAACGATATTATTTGCGTCACCTTTGTATTTTTTGGGGTTAGAAGGTTTAAATATGCCCTTATAACTCATACATAGTATAGGTAGTTCAAACTATTTATTGTGTCATTTCCAAAAGAAGGTCAAATCTATCAAGAACCTGTAGACCGTATTAAAAATACTCTGAGTAGAGTTTCTCTTGATACGTTTTATCAAGTGACGTTTTCTTTTGGAAAATCAAACAAGTGGTTGAGTGGTAATGTAGCCACACAAGGTTCTGCAAGAAGTAATGGCTTAGACTTCAAACAAAAGTTGAGTTTATTGTGTACTGAAGCAGAACTACCAGGAACATCATTTGCAGTATCCACGTCAATTGGTCATCATCAGGGTATTGTTGAAACATTTCCTAATCTCAGACAATATCCACCATTGAATCTAACATTCTATGTTGATGCTGACCACGTTGTCATAGAAGTGTTTGATAAGTGGATGGAGTATATTAATCCAATCTCAAACAATACTAGAAATCTAAACGCATATAGTAGATTTAGTTATCCGGACGATTATAAAGAAGTTATTCATATCACAAAGTACGAGAGAGATAGTTTTAGAACTCCCAAAATTGGAGAGACAAAATCTGGTTTATATCACTATGAGTTTATAAACGTTTGGCCTACCAATATGACATCTATGAAGGTAAACTATGGTCAGTCGGATGTTTTGAAGTGTTCTGTTCAACTCTCTTATGACAGATATTTTACTAGTACAACTCCATCAGAGTTTCAACAGGTTGTATTACAACAACCAGATTGGGCAGCTCTTGATGTTGTGAATAGAAATGCAAGTACTCTTAGAGACGGTACTTTTAGTGTCAATACTACCACTACTAATGTTGGCCCCAGAAGACCATTGGGTCAGGAAATTGGTATAAATCAACGGGGTACGATAGTCCGATAAATATTCATACTGACATTGACTTTATATGCCATTACCAACCATTGCAACTCCTACCTATGAGTTGACTTTGCCATCCACTGGAAAAAAGATAAAGTATAGACCCTTTTTGGTAAAAGAAGAAAAAATTCTTATTCTTGCATTAGAATCTCAAGAACAATCTGGTATCACGAATGCAGTCAAGGATGTTCTGAAGAAGTGCATTATGACTAGAGGTGTCAAGGTTGATGACCTTCCCACCTTCGATATTGAATATCTATTTCTCAACATTCGTGCAAAGTCTATTGGCGAATCAATCAAAATTATTGTAACTTGTCCTGATGATGGTGAGACACAAGTGCCTGTCACCATCTATGTTGATGAGATTGAAGTGAAGAAACCAGAAGGCCATACAACCGACATCAAACTTGATGACAAGATGACTCTCAGGATGAAGTACCCATCTCTGAATCAATTCATCGAGAATAACTTTGAACTGGCTTCAACACCAGAAGAGACGGTGGAAAATACATTCAAAGTTATTGCAGATTGTATGGATACGATTTATACTGCAGAAGATGCTTGGGATGCAAAAGATTATTCCAACAAAGAACGTCTTGCATTTATTGAACAACTGAATTCAAAACAATACAAAGAAGTTGAAAAGTTCTTTGCTACGATGCCTAAACTTTCTCATCGATTTGAAGTTGAAAATCCAAACACTGGAGTAAAGAACACTATCGTTCTGGAGGGTCTGGCGGATTTTTTCGCTTAAGTATTGCACGAGAGGACTTAGAATCTTACTATAAGATTAATTTCGCTCTGATGCAATACCATAAATACTCTTTGACGGAAATAGAAAATATGATACCTTGGGAACGAGAAATCTATCTTGTTCTACTCAAGGACTATATTGAACAAGAAAATCTAAAACGACAACAACAAGGTCTAAATGGCTGAGACAAGTCAAAAGAAAATAACTCTCAGCAATTTCTTCGAACAGATTGTTGAGATTAACAAGATATCTCAGAAAGCATTAGAGAGATCGAACGAGAGTGTCTCGATTTCTGAGAAGACTAGAATTGACTTGGAAAAGTTGATTGCGACCTTGAAGATTTCTTTTGACAGAGAACTACAAAATGTCGAGGCTCAAACTTCGAATCAAGTTACGAATGTTCTGAATCGCAGTAGCAACACTCAGATCACAAATCTGATTCGGGAGAATAAATCTCAAAATAATCAGATTTCTTCTTTGATTCGTGAAGATGCGACAGAAGATCAAGAACTTAGAAATTCATTCACACAACTACAGGGTAGTTTTGGCGAGTTATCAACTGCCATTTCTATCATTCGTAAGGATTTAGATAATTTAACTTCATCTCTGTTACAGATGCAACAGGGAAGACGCGCAATGTTGAAGTCAAGGGATAGGGATATAACCAAACAAGAAGATACCATACAAAAGGAACAGATTTTAGGTACAGGAAAGAAACAAGAAAAGCAACAGTCGGAATATCAAAAGAGATCTCAAGAACAGAAAGAAAACAAAGCCTTAAATGCTCTTAAAGGTTTACTTGGTGGTGGATTACTCACTGGTCTTGGTATGGCTTTTGGTGGTGGAGATCCTGCGATAGATGATCCCACTTCTTCAAGTGGTGGAGCTCCAACTAGTGACAGTCAAAAAGAAGTTGCTAAAATTATGGGAGCCGAATTTGCATCTAAGGGATTATCTCAAGATGGTGTAAATTTAGCCCTTGCTGAAATTGGTAGAGAAAATTCACTGAATAGAAATACTATTCTTGGAACCCACGATGATGGTGGTGCCACTGCATATGGCGCAGTAAGTTGGCAGGGTGGTAGAGAGAAGGTATTGATGGATGAATTGAAAGCGAGAGGAATTGAGCCGACCGTAGAAGGATTAAAGGGTAGTGGTGATGAGGGTCTCAGA